CTGTGTCATAAGTGCTAATCCCATTCGATGAGATTGCATAAGATGTCATAGCAGGAACTTGAGGGGTTGATCCTTCAGATGCCTGTAAGATACCTTTTGCAGCACCTTGAGCTAAAGACTTTTCCCAGAACCACTCAATTGCTTGAGCATCTGATGCCTCGCCCCATCCACTTAATGATTTCAAAAGAATGAAATCTGGTGGGTTTTGGCTGTTGCACTCAAGATCAAGCCCTGATGCAATATTTGCAGTAGACAAAGTAAATGTCCCCCCTGCAACCATAGAAAATGGTAACATAATAGACCTCCTTAAATACCGGTTGAGCGTAGGTTTTGAATCCAGAGGTCATTTGTAATGCACTGACCTTGGTAGAACGAGCAACCTGCTGTATGACGAAGCATACATGGGTCGTTGTTATACCCTGGAGGCATATAAATGAACTTCGCTTTGCCACCGGCTTGCCATACCACTTTGTATGATTCTTTTGCGGCTACGAAGCAGTTAGCTACATCGTTACCATTCAAAGAAGCACTCGGTGATACTGACCCTTGCTCAGATACAAAGAAACGAACGTTATTCACGCCGCCCCATTCAACTGAGAGTGTCTTGTCAATATTTGGATATTGAAACTTACGAACGAACCCTTGGATATTATTCAATACAGGGATCATACGTGTTGTCAACATCGCGCCATAGCAATCACCAATAGGAGATGTGCCGAACTTGTTTTCGCCACCGATCATATTGGTGATATATTCGCCTGAGTTGTTTTGCAACACAGTTACTACATCATCAACATCGGAAAGGCTCATTTCAGTTGGCAAGTCGCCGTTAGAACCGCCTACGCAGTTAATAACAGATGCGCTGGATTCAAGAGAATCTCTAACGAGAACGTCTTGAGTTTCACGCATTGCTTGGCCAAGACGAGCAGAAGCACTATTAAGAACTGGATCTTCGTTAGTGATTGTGACTTGTCTTGTAAGCACGATATAGGTCGCATAGACTCTAACACGGCAATCAACGTCAACGCGGTTAAGCTGTTGGCTTGGTGGGTTATTTTGTGCATCATCGAGAGGCACGGCAAATAGATCTAATCTGTCATAACGAGATTGTCTATCAATGAAACCTTGGTTGTCAGGAAGCTCAACAGGTGTTGCAAATAGCATGTGCACCAAGTTACGCTCTGGAGTTGACAACAGTTTCGCATTATACCTCTGCTGAATTTGCGGAGGCATTGTGTTAATTGAAACAGTCATTGTAACCTCAATTGGTTACCCTATACTTGCGATGCGTATCCCATCATCTCAGAATAAAGCTGATTCTTCTCCGCTTCAGTCATTTTGAAAGCTTGTGCCATTGGACGTTTGTCATAGGCTTGAGGGCTTTGAACGGTTTTAGCGTTCTGCTCAAGCTTCTTATCAACTTCCTTAGCTCTTCGGCTTTCTGGGACTTTAGCGTTTAAGTTCATAGCTTTAACGTACTTGTAGGTTTGCATACCTATTTTGTACGGATCCTTCAAGTCAACGATCGTCTCAGCAAGTTCAGGGTCTTGTTGTTCTAATAAAGCCATTGTATCGGCATTGACAACATCGTCGAAATCTGAGTACTTACGCTTTAATCTGTCTAGGAATTGATCCTGGTCTCTTTGCTTTAAGACCTTCTCGGTTTCACGTTGAGCAATCTCTTGGGCAATCTTCATAGCCTTTTTCTCAATCAGCTTTGAAACTTGTCCTTTAGCGATGTACTCACCATCACCAATAGCATCAAACTCATCAACTTCTTTAGGCGCTTGAGACGCTTAAGCGGTCATGAATCGCTCTAACATTTCATTCTTAAGCTTCAGATCTCTTTCGAGCTCTCTTTGCTTCTCCTTCACTGCTCTCCAGTTTCTATCTTGTCGATCTTCATCAACCTTAGAAACTTCTTGAACTGGCGTTGGAGTCTCTATGGATTCAGTTTGCTGAGGGACGATCTCAACGGGTGCGCTAATTTGCTCAACTTCTTCCATGTTTTCCTTTGTGAACACGATTATATTATGAAGGCTTCCGTGCAGCCTCAATGTCAAGATATATAATTAAAGATTTAATAGCTAGGCTAGCAATATCTTAAATGTATTCTGATTCTCAGTCATTGGCTTGTCTTTAAAGTGCTCATTAGGTATCCAATCACCCATTGGACTCTTTGTAAAGCCGAAATGATATAGATCGAAGTTCTTCCACGCCTTGATTTCTCTAATTAGATCCGCTTCAAATAGCCCTTCATTGGCTAGCATGTTATCCATCTCAGACCAATGAGGAAGGCACCAACAGAATAACACCTGTGATTTAGAGGGACTTACCCAAAAGACAAGAGTGTCATCTTCTGGATATGGACGATAGACAGATGTCAGCATACGACGACGTATTAGAGATGGCATCTGAAGATCTTTGGACTCATGTACTGTAATGTAGAAATCACGGTCTTGATGTGGATTGGATTCAATCGTTTCGTTTAGATCAACGACAAGAGAGCTCTGTAGCTCGTTTGTCATATCACCAACTGTAACGCGTTCTTTATTCTCCTTCATCTGCAAATCGCGATAAAGGGCCCCTACGGTCTTCCTAGAAGGATCGTAGAGGCTCATATTGTCATTTTTGGTCATGCTACTTCTTTTTAAGTGACTTCATTTCCATGCCGCCGAGCTTTTTCTTAGCTGCTTTAGCACTGTCTTTGGATTTTTTTACTTCAGACATAACTTTAGATGTCTTAACGTTGGCTTTTACTTTGCCTTTTTGGATTGCTACTTTTGCCATTATTGATATCTACCTTTGTAATCTTGACGTTTTACTTGTGATGCCTCAGCACCAATTTTTTTATCCTGTCTAGCAATATAATCTACTGTTCTGCCTGGTTGGCTTTCAGCAAATGCACTAGATGGACGCTGATAGTTTTCTACTTTCGGAGACATTGCCCCCTGGTCGTAGCCCATTTTGCTCATCTTGGCCATAACTTACCTCTTTTTGTAATGGTTTAGCTGCTTCGGCATCTGCCGGTGCTCCTTCTAATCTTTCTACAATATCAAGATATTGTGATAGATGATTCAAATCAATACTTTGTAGCTCTTTGATAGCTTTTACAAGATTAAGAGCAGAACCTGTACGATCTTCTTGAGCTCGTTGCAGACGCTCAGCATTTAGTGCTTTATCTAGCTGAATCTTTGCCATGCGCTCATTCGCAAGACCCTCTTGGCTATGTGCATAGGCAATCTTAGTCATGTTCTCGACTTGGATTTGTTCCATTTGAAGCTTGTGAGCTTCTTCTGCCTGCTTAGCTGCCGCTTCTTGTCGCTTCTGAATCTTTTCTATGATTCTATCTTTGTTTTGGATAGTCATACACTCAATGATTTCATCCTCTGGCATAGATTCGCCAAGAATCTCCCTAAGATGTAGTAACTGAGCAAGCTCTAATTGCTGCTGAGACTCAGTAAGAGTGCCCTGAATGATCTTGCAGCCATATTTAAAAAATGCTTTGTTATCAAACTCAGCTGTTGGCTCTTCACCTATAATCTGCTTTACCTTTCCATAGGTATAGTTCTTCTGTATCATCTCTATAATGATATCTCCGCACAATCTTTGCGACTCATCAAACTGATCAAAAAGCCTTTGTAGATTACGTGACGTGGCAGCATGCCTCATCATGGAGATAATTCCAGCCTTATCATCTACGTCTACACCCATAGCCGATGGATCAACTCCAGCTATACGGTGAACCACTTCCATGAGCATCTCTTCCATCTGTAGCATAACAGGAGAAGGAGGATCGATCTGCATCTTCTCAACATCTGTCATCTGAAACTTAGGATCTACAACGAGCACACGCCCATTGCCTTGGTTTAAGGCATCATCTGGAGTTACTAATGCACCTTTCTTAAGCTTTAATCCCTGCTGCTGAGAGCTGAGGATGTCCAGGTCTGTAACCTTTCTTAAGTTAAATAGATACTGGGCATCCCGCATGTCAGAGACCATGCCACGGAACTTGTAGGCATAGTATGGGGTGTCAGGCGTGAAATAGCCTAAGAATGGAACGAATGGATATCTATCAAGGCCATAAGGATTTGGTTCATCAACAAGCACTCTATCATTGATGACAACTGTTCGTCTAACCGTTGGCTTAGACTTCTTGATTACTTTAAGACGGCCCTTCATGGTTTGTAGGATGACTCTTAAGTCTTCTTCATCACCAGTAAACTCCTGGCACTCTTCAGTCTCTACGTCAACCAAGTACTCACACTCACGGCTTGTTAGATACCAATATTCATCAAAGGCAATAAGATTGGGGAACTGTATCTGATACACCTCAGGCATGTAGTAAAACTTATCGTCTCTATAGCTACCAGAAGGTAGAGACATAATCTCATCAGCAAACTGAGGATATAAGACGGCACACTCATTACGATCGAAAAACTGGCGAGTCCATATGAAACGACAATCCGATAGATCATGTCTACGAAAATAAGGATCGATAAGCACGCTTTTAAAGTCCAGATAACGAACTCTGATATCACCACTAATAGGATCATGGGAAGTGTCCTTAAAGATTGATACTAGTCCTATGCCTTGCGTTAAAGCTCCTTGCTCAAATGCATCTGAATAGACTTGATAGGCGCCTGACTGGTTATGGACGTGATATAGGCACTTGGTCATCTGGTCAGCAGTCTTCTGCATGGGAGATTGTATTGGTATACAGATGGTAGACTTACGGTTTTGTCTTTGATTACCTGTGACTGATTGAATGATTGGGTTGATGATGTTGAAATTGAACATCTTCCTACGGTTATTAGCCACGCCAGGATAGAGTTGGCCCCACAGATCAGCATCTCCCATTACGAAGCGTTGGTTTGTATCAGCTTCTCTCCATTGAGTTTGAAGTACAGATATGCAGTCTGTGTAATTCTTAGCCATATTCTGGCGTAAAGATGAATCTAATTCGGCACCGGGCCAGAAAATTGGGTCATTGTTCTTCATGCTACCTACGGGTTGACATTAACGTAGCACGTAAAACATTTATTTAAAAGAGG